CCCGACACCGAAAAGCGCGAGACCCGCCCCTGCTCCACAGCCTCTGACCCGCTGCCCAAGATGCGCTGGTCAATCGACCGCCCAATCGTGGCCCCCACAGCCCGACCAATCACAGCCCCCGACAGGCCCAAGACCGACCCACCAAAGCCCGCCCCCAACGCAGCCCCCGCCGCCGACAATACCAGAGTGGCCATCCTTATGCTCCTTTGGGAAATTCAAACTGTCCAGCAATCCGCCGCGCCCAAGGGTCAGTCAGCGCATTTTCAGTGACGCCGTGGCCGGTATAGGCATGGATAAACCGCGCCTGTGCGCCCGCCTCAGTCACAATCCCCAGATGCTTGGCCACCATCCCCGCCCGCATCCGAAACACCACCACATCGCCCGCAGCCAGTGCAGCGCCGCAGGGCTTTTCCACCAAACACCGCCGCGCAGCCGCTAGCATTTCCTCGCAGCCCTCAGCCTCGCTCCAATCCATGGTGTAAGCCGGCACATTCTCTGGCTCCGGCCCCATCACCGCCCGCCACACGCCGCGCAGCAGCCCAAGGCAATCCGTCCCCGCCCCAAGGGTCGAGGCTTGATGCACATAAGGCGTGCCCAGCCAAAGCCGCGCTTGCGCCACCACATCCAACCGCCCGCTCATTTCGACAGGCTGCCGCCGTCATTGGCCTTGCCTGAGACCGGATAAGACGTCAGCCAATCTTCACCCGGAATATGGGGAAATCCGCGAAACTTGGCAAAATTGCCAAACTTGTCGCGGCACGTCGCGGCCAGCTTATCACAGCCCGCCTCCAACCTAATCACATCCCCCACGGCGGGAGAGCGTGCAAAATCCACCCACAAATCCAGCCGCCGCAATACGCCTTCGGTTTGGTCAAACTTCACCAACCCCACCAACCCCGCAGCCGCGCCCGTCATCACTTGTGCCCGCCCCCTCTGAAACCACCCCTCGGCAAAGCCCGCAACTGCCGCCACGCTGTAAACCCCCGCCGACCCCCGCGCTGCAATCGGGGCTTCCAAAGCCATCCCCGCACGCCCCAAATCCACCCCACACCGCGCATCGCCCAAGACGGCCGAACAGGCGCGTTGATAGGCCAAGCCCTGCACTTGGTTGAGCCCCTCGCTCAACCCGCGCAACTCGGCGCGAAACGCCCCGCCCGCCCGTGTCACCTCGCCAAATGTGCCGCGAAACTGCATCAGGCGCTGGCCCACATCTTGCCAATTCACGATCCAGTTTCGCACCTCGGCCCTGTCAAACCGCCCCGCCATCAGATCGGCTTCGCTGACAGAGGCATCGCTTAACGCCCCCACAGCCTCGCTATTGTCCACCGCAAGCCCCGTGCCCGTTTGCAAAGCCCGCGCTGTCATCCCGCTAGCCGCGCGAAACACGATCCCCTCAAAGGCCAGATCACGGTCATGGTCGGTAAAGCCCAAAACCACCCCATCGCGCCGCGACACCGCCCAGCATTGGCAGACCGTGGTCGCCCCCGTCGCCAAATGCGCCAAAATCCCCGCAGACGCGCTCATAGTCGCACCTCAATCACCGGAACCGCAGGAACTTCCCCCGCCTGAAAACTCGCGATCGACGCGCTGATGCGGTCCGTATCAAACCGCACCGGCACATCAAACTCGCATCCCGCCGTCACAATAGCACCCAGCGCGGGCGGCAGGTTCAGCGTGACAATCCCGCGCGCCTCCTCCACCGTGCACTCAGCGGGCAAGGTCTGCACAACCCCCGCCACCGCCACCTTCACACTTCCCGCCACAGGCTTGGCCAAGTCGCGCGTGTAAGTCGAACCGCCCGAGGCATATATCTTTTTCAATTGAAAAACTGTTGTTACCCCGTCCCCTACACCGATCTCTTGATCTAGGGCGCTGACAGATTGCGACGGCAAACAGGTCTTGTAATCCGCCCAATCCTTCCAGCGAAACCCATGCAACTGCCCACGCCGCGCTTCAAAAAACGCAATCAGCGCCGCAAAATCATCCAAAGACCGCATCCCCGCCCCCGCATCGTAGCGGCGGCGCGAATGGGCCCAAGGGCTGTTGCGCTCTTCAAAGCCGTTCACCAGGGTGACAATCTCGGTCCGCCGCTCTGGCCCGCCGGACGAGCCAATGCTCAAGCCCACGGGGTATCTGACTTCATGAAATGCCATAAAAACCTCTTTACCTATTGCGCTGGCCGCGCGCCAAAGCCCGCATGGCCCCCGCTGCGATCTGCGATTGGCTGCGCGCAAACCCCGCGACATCGGGGGTGGCGATGTTCATCACCACAGTGACAGGTTGCCCCCCACCCGATGCGCGCACGCCCAAACTGCCATCCGGCCCCCGCGTCAGCGGCATAATCGCCTCTGGCCCCGCCTCGCCCATCAATCCCGTGCCACCCCGCATCGGAAAGGCCGTGGGGTGCGAGACAACACCGCCCCGCGCAAAGGGCATCACCTGCCCCTGCACAAAGGCCCCGCCCTTGGCAAAGCCGCCCAAGACCCCGCCAAATTGATCCGTCACGGGCTTTAGGGCTGCACTCAACACCGTGTCGGCCATGCTTTTGGCCAAGCCGCGCAAACTGTCGCTCAGCTTGCTGCCATCCAGCACCACGCCCTCAAACGCCCGCCTCAGCCCGTTGCCAAAGCCATTGGCCAAGGCCCCCACCTCTTTTTCGGTATAGGCCAGATTGCCCTGCAACTTGCCCAGTTCCGCATCAAAGCTGGAAACCATGCCCGCCGTGCCGCCCAAACTTGTCTCAAGCGCTGTGATCTGCTCCGTCAGGTCTGCGATTGTCGTCATCGGTCTGTGCCTTTCTGCCATCAGGAAAAGCGGCCACCAGCTCGTCCAGCCGGGCGCGCGAAAGGCTAGGGGCAGCAACATCTGCCCCCAGCATCAGTTTCAATTCCGCAGGGGTCAGCCGCCAAAAAACGTCCGGCGTCAGGCGCAAGTCGCAAAGCCCCACCCGCATCAGCCCGACCCAGTCGAACCCGCTCATCGCACTCCCGTGGCCGAGAAAGCGCGCGCCAACAGCTGTGCTGCAATCTGCGCCGCCCCCATAGGCCCGCCGCCAATCTCTACCCGCAGCAAATCGCCCGCCGTCCCCTGCCACCCGCCCCCGCGCAAACCGGCAACCACCAGTGCCAGCACATCGCGCGTTGACACCTGCTGCGCTTCAAACCGGCTGATCAGATCGACCAAAGACCCGCTCTCCAACGCCACCTCCACCTCGGCCAGCGCCCCCAGCGTCAGCTTGGCCACATGCGGCACCCCGTCCAAAGTGATGGTCACTTCGCCTGCAAATGGATTGGCCATCACAGCGCCACAAAGGTCAAAGCCCCGCCCGAGGCGAGCGATAGGTCAAACGTCGCCTCGCCATTATACGTCCCCACATAGTCAATCGAGGTGATCTGAAACGCACCCTGCACCATCCCGAAACTGGGGATCACCACCTGAAACTGCGGCATCTCGGCATCAAAGAAGATCTGGCGCGCCCGTGCATCGGTATTGGCATCGCGAAACACCCCAGAACCAGAGATCGCCGCCGATTTCACCCCCGCCCCCGCCAGCAACTCACGCCACCCGCCGTCACTTTCCAAACTGGTGACATCCACCGTTTGCGCGTTAAAACTCAACCGCGTGGCGCGCAGCCCTGCCAGCGTGACAAAATCTCCCTCCCCCGTCTGATCCACCTTGATCAACAGGTCCTTGCCGTTTTGCACAGCCATCATAACTCTCCATCGCTTTAAGGATTAAAACGTGATCCGCGCCCGAAAGGTCAGATCAATCCGCCGGCTTTCGCCCGTGTTCAGCCGCTTGGCCACCGCGCGCACGAAGGTCAGGTCCACCAAAGACCCCACCGCCAACGTCAGCGGCACCTCGCACAGCGCCAAAGACACTTCCGCCCCCGCTGCCTTCGCCGCCATAAACCCCGCCGCATCCGAAATGATGCTGACGACAAACATATGCGCCACCCCCGCGCCAGAACCGTCACTTTCATCATTGGCCTGTTCTGGGCCCAGCAAAATGAACGTCCCCGTCCCCGCGCCGGGCGGCACGGCATCGACCACCGCAACCCCGTTCAACCCGCCCCAAGTGCTGAGGCGCTGATACACCGCCCCCTGCAAAGCCGCCGCTGCGCGATAGGTCATTGCGGGCTCTCCTCTCTGGCAAAGCAGGTCAGGTACTGGCCTGACGGGTCGCGTTCGGTGACAGCCAGAATGAGGAAATGGCGGCTGCCATCCTCAAACCTCTGCTCAGGCCGTGGCCGCTGCGGCGAGCCTACCGCAGCGCCCCGCACCGTGATGCGGTAAGGCACCTTGGCAAGGCTCACCTCCACCCCCGCAGCCTCACTGCCCGCCCCCGCGACAACCTCACCCCACAAAACCCCTTCCGACACCCAAGCCAGCCCAAAGCCCCCCGCGCCATCCGCCACCCGTGTCGGCGTTTGCAGCATCAAGGGCCGGTTCAAATGCACCTTCATGCCGCCCCCCCGCCCAAAACCCGCACCGTGCGCCAGCGCTCGATCAGGGCCTGCACCGGCTGCGGCAATCCCGCCACCGCACCCGTAAAATCATTTCGCTGTTCATAATACTGCGCGGCCAGCAGCAGCACGGCCTGCTGCAAATCGGCTGGCACCTCGGCCCAAACCGCGCCAAAGCCCGCATCAAACACAATCTCAACCCGCCCATCCGTGGGCACATTGGGCAACAAATACCCCACCGCCGCCAACTTGGGCCGCTGGAAATCCGGCACCAAGGTATAGGCCGCGGGCTGCACCACCGTGCTAGACCCATCCGCCGCCACCAGCGTCACGCTGGCAATCGCCACCACAGGCGCCACTGGCAACGCCTGCTCCTGCGCACTGCGCCACTGGTCCAACACCAGCTTAAAGCGCCGCTGCAAAATCGCTTTGCCCGTGCGCCCCTCAATCGCCGCGAGCGCAGCGCGCAGATAGCTCTCCATCAACCCATCCTGCATCGCGCCATCGGCAAAGCCCGTGCCCAACCGCAAATGGTCTTTCAAACCCTGCACCGGCAAGGCGGCCAAAGCCACGCTGCTTACTTCGGTCAACATCATGTCACTCTCCCAAGCCGCATTGCATAAAAGCGCACGGGCCCTACGACCCGCGCGCTTGGCCGTTTAGGACACAGCCACTTTCAACAGCTTGATCGCGGCATAATCCGTCACATCACCGCCCACGCGCTTGGATGCGTAAAACAGCACATTGGGCTTGGCCGAGAAGGGGTCGCGCAGAATGCGCAGATCAGGGCGTTCGGCAATCGTATAGCCCGCACCAAAATCGCCAAAGGCGATCGGATAGGCATTCGCCCCCACATCCGGCATATCTTCCGACACCAGCACACGGTAGCCCATCAACGTCGCAGGTTGCCCCGCTGTCAGCGAATCTGTCCACAAAAAGCGCCCGACAGTGTCCTTGAACTTGCGCACCGCCCCCGCGGTTTTCGAATTCATGACAAACGCCGCATTAGCCCGATAATCGGCTGCGAGCGCGTAAACCAAGGTCACAAGGCAATCGAGCGGGTTTGAGCTGGCAAAATCGCTCGCAGCCCCCGTCGCCACATAGCCCAGGTTGCCCCAAGCCCAAGACGCATTCGCCACCTTGGCAGGCAGCATGATCCCCTTGGGCTGATCCACCCCCGTGCCATTGATAAAGGCCGAAGCCTCGGCGCGAATAAAGCGCGTGGCGATCTTCTGGCTTAGCCAGCTTTCCACATCAAACGCCGCATCGTCCAGCAAACGCTGGCTGGCCTTGGGCATGGCCGACAGATCGTTCAGCTTGATCGAGATGCGGTTGATATTGGGCGAGGACGTTTCCGAAAGCGTCGAAAGCTCCGATTGCCACCCCGACCCGACATCGCTGTTATCCACGATCACGTCATAGGTCGTGGCATCCACCTGCACCACATTGGCCAAGGCGCGCAAAGATGCGGTGGAAGACAGCATCGACTGTATAGTGTCCGACATCTGCGGGTTCACCAAATACCCACCATCCGCCGAAACAGCCGTCGACATCGCCTTGCCCTCAAGGGTCAACCCGCGCAGCCCGTCGTCATCGCCCGTGCGCAAATAGGCCGCAAGGGCATTTTTATGCGACAGGTCTTCCTCCACCGCCGTCGACAAAGCGGGGCGGGCATAGGTCATGGTTTTGCGGTCCAACATGGTCATTCGCTCTTCTTGCTGTTGAAATGAGGTCTTCACATCGTCCTGAAAGCCCTTGAAAGCGTTCAGAAATCCCGCCATGGCAGATTTCGCCTCTGCCACAGCCGTCTTGGGCGCAGGGTGTTCTTCCCTGGCCCGAGCCTTCGTCTCGGTCATATCCTTCTCCCTAGATTTGCTTGAAATGTCGCGCGTTCAGCGCAGGGCCAAACTCATCCGCGCTGCCTCAAAGGCTGTGGCCAAGGCGCCCCAAACCTCGTCATCCAGCGCGTCGCTTTTGGCCGATACCCGCGCATCTGGCAGCATGGGAAAGGTCACGAGTGACACTTCCCACAACTCCACCTCCGCCAGCAGCCGCTGCCCCTTGCCGTCGCGCTGCGCCTTCACAGTGCGGTAGCCAATCGACAACCCGTCAATCGCCCCCGCCGCAAGCAAAGCCACAGCCTCGCGGCCCTTTTCCACTTCCGTCAAAATGCGCCCTTTGACGAACAGGCCGGTCGCATCCTCGCGCACCTCATCCCACACGCCAATCGGCTGGGCGGGGTCGTGCTGCCACAGCATCTTGATCCCCCGCCCCGACTTGGCGCTAGTAGCCAAACTCGCCGCATAAGCCCCCCTTTGCACAATATCCCCGCCTTGATCCTTCGCGCCAAACAAGCTGGCATAGCCCGAAATCACTGTGCCATCCGTGACCTGCAACGCAGGCCTCTCAGCCTTTAGAAACTTGCGCTCAGGCGCGCCTGGAATGCTCCACATCTGGTCCCTCATTTGGTTGCAGCCGCAATAATCGCCTCGGCCATCTGGCTGAGTAAAAAGGCCGCCACGCCGTAAACCCCCACCCAGATGCGCTTTTCCAACCGCTCTAGGGCGGCGTCGATCTGGCCAAGGCGAAACTCCAACCCCGACCAACGCTCTTCTGCCACGCGCTCGGTGGCTTCCAAACGCATCGATGTCGCATCGAACCCCTCGTACAAATACCGCGACCCCTCTCCCCGCCGCGCCGTCATACCGCAGCCCCGGGCTGCAAACCCAGCAGCGAACGCTTCTCATCTTGGCTTAGGAAATCCGCCGCCCCCACCCGCGCCCAAAGCTGATCACGCTCGCCCGCCAAGGCCGGCACCTGATCCAGATCAGGCCGCAGCTCAATCTGCTCGCCGGTGAACCCCGACAACCACTGGCTCAATGCCGCCGTCACCCGTGTCGCCAAGGGCAAAACCGTCAGGCGAAAGAAGGCACGGTTCGCCTCTTGATAATTGGCATAGGTCGCATCGCCCGGTATCCCCATCAGCATGGGCGGCACGCCAAAAGCGATGGCAATATCACGCGCCGCAGCCTCCTTGGTTTTCTGAAACTCCATGTCGGAAGGCGAAAACCCCATAGGCTTCCAATCCAAGCCCCCCTCTAGCAGCATAGGTCGCCCCGCATTGCGCGCGCCCTGATGGTGGCTTTCAATCTCGCCCACCAAGCGCTCGTATTGCTCGGCCGTCAGCGTGCCCTGCCCATCCGTGCCCTTGAAGACCATAGCGCCAGAAGGCCGCGCGGCATTATCCAGCAGCGCCTTTGACCAACTCGCCGCCGACCCATGCACATCCAAAGCCACCGCAGCGGCGTGGAGCGGCGACAGCCCGTAATGGTCATCTTGCGGATGAAAGGTCTTGATGTGGCAAATGGGCGCTGCCCCCTCGCCCAATGCAAAGCGGTGCGTGCGCCCGCCCACCACATAATCATACGCCGCAGGCCAACCATCCGCGCCCGGCACCACGTTCATGCGGTCCGAGCGTAGAACGTGCAACTCCGCGGGCAAAGCCCCCGTGCCAGCCACCGCTTCCACATAGGCATTGCCCGTTAGCAGCAGATAGCCATAGATCGCCTCAAACAACTCCGCCCGCCCCTGCGCGCCATTGGGCTTGCGGATCAAATCCCACACGGGGTGCAGATCATAGCGCGCATTGGCATCTTGCAGCACCAAAGGCAAAGCCGCCGCCGCTTCTGAAATCACCTTGACCGCGCGAAACCCGATGGGATTGTTCAAAAACCCCGTCTTGGTCAAAGACACCGCATCGCGCGGGCTCCACGCCACACGCCCCGATGAGCCCCAAGCCACCACCCGCCCCACAGCCGAGGCTTTGTGCTCCACCCCACCCTGCGGCCCCCGCTTCAAAAACCCAAAGACCATCGCGCCTCTCCCTGTTTGCTAAGGGCAAAGTTTCACCGCCCGCGCGCCAAAAGGCCGCAGCGATGCAAAGGGCCACCTCAAGCGGCTCCCCTTTCATACGTGTTCAAATATCCCGGGGGGTGATGAGCGATCAGAAATCCTCCAGTGGAGGATTTCCGCGAAGAACGCCCGGCCCGTGGCCGGGCTAGGGGGCTGGACCCCCGCCTTCGCTCCCCGATCCGGCCCTAAAGCCCCCGCACCTGCGGCCGCCGATAGGCCGAGGCCGCATCCAAAATCAAATCCGTCAGCGCCCAAACCAGCGCGTCCAACCGATCTGGCGATCCTTTGCCCTGATACCCCGACCGCGTCATCAAGCACATCTGATCTTCCAGCTTGCCCAAGCCCGCCACATGGGCCACGCGCCCCTGTTCATACAACGCCGCCACAGGCTCAGCGCGCAGATGCTTGCCGCGTGTCGCGTGCACCTTGCGCAGGGCCACCAGCGGGTCCACCTGCCGCACCACGCTTTCCACCATATCCCCGCCTTGGTTCACCTCTACCACCAAGCGGTCCGCCCCGTGCCGCTCCATAGCCGCCACAGCCGCCCGCGCCCATTGGTCTGGCGACGCGCCGGTGACACTGGCATCTTCCAACACCACCGCCCGCCAAGACTGCGGCGGCCCTTCGGTGAAAGCCCCCACCACCACAATCCCGCAAGCATCCGACCCTTTGGTGCCCGTCACAGGCGGGTCCACCGCCACCACAATCCGCCCAAACGGCCCAACAGCCGCCGCGTCAACGCGGTAAGCATCCAAAGCCAGCCTTTGCCACAAGGCCCCCTCCAGATCTTCCACCAACAGCCCGTCCAACTCTTGCAAGCCCAATGACCGCCCCGCATAGCGCGCCGTCACCTCTTCAAGAAAGCTCTTGGCCAGATAGGCCTTATTCGCCGCCGTCGGCGCATGGGTGCTGACCGTCGAAGGG